TGTCTACGCTTTGCGTGACGGCGGAAAGATTACACAAGGTGCAAGCGACCGATACGTAGATGATGTGTATACACATTGGCGTGTGGCGTATGCCGAATGGGATAGGAATGGTCGCGTAGGCGAACCTCCTACAATGCAGAAGGCTTCTAAGTCCGCTGCAGCAATGGCGTTTATTCGTGCCGTTGTTCAGTTCTCAGCACCGATTGCTACATCGTTTGACCCAGTTACACGTGCTGCTACAGCGTATTACGCTGACTTAGTAGATGCAGCTAGCGGTGATTACAAAGTAGCAGAGCAAATCTTTATGGATGACTGGGGCATTGACGGTCTTGCATTTATTGGTTCAAACCAAAAGAATGTGGCTGGCGTTGCAGCAACAATGAACGATGTCAAGATGCTTCGCAAGAACGGTGAGTTACTTGCTAGCGTTGGTCGTTACAACACAAAGTATGCAGCAATGCTCTCATCAGGATACGGCGATATTGCTGGTTCTGGTAGCGGTAAAGATGATTACTCAACAGAAGTTGCAGCAATCTATAAGCGACTCAACTTCCCTGGTGAATTCAACAACCCTATCACTCAAAGAAAAACATCTTCTGAGTTGAAGGCTGGAGTTGAAGCCCGACGTGGTTGGGCTGAAGCACAGAAGGCTCAAGAGTGGCGTGATGCCAAGATGTATGAGTATGGCATTGGTTCAACATCAACTGTCATGTATGAGCGTAGTGGTATTAAACGCGAATACGACAACATGATTTCCGAAATTGAAAAGGATTTCCCAGGCTGGGTTCAGGAACGCGACGAGAATCGTCAAGATTACTGGGCTGGCTTAATTCCTTCAATCGAAAAGATTGTGGATGATACAAAGTGGAGAGCCCACGCTTTATCGCAAGGAAGCCCTAAGTGGGAAGAAATTGCATATTGGGTAAGAGAAGCAAGAAGATTTAACACAGTATACGAAGAGCAGAATAACACTGCATCTCGCAAGCTGCAGTTAAAGCAAAACTTCGCTCAATTCCATTACGACTTCATTCAGACTTCGTCTGATGAATTCGCTGCGTTTGCATACAGATGGTTAAACAATATGCCTCAATTAAGCACAGAATTCGTGGGAGCAAATGGCAACTAAGAAACCAGTAAGGTCAGACTTCAAAACAGGAGCTGCTGGAGATAAGGCATACGCCAAAGCCTTGGCAGCATATAACAAGGCAAACGCTGGAAAAAATAATTCCAGCACTGGTGGCACTCTTGATGTTCCAGCTATTCGTCTACCAGGATTAAAGACTGGTGTAGATGCCAAGCAGGCAAGCGATTGGTTTAAATTTACCGCAGCCAAATCTCCCAAAGGAACACCTGCCCGCGTATATTATGACGAAGTAACCGCAACCATGGCTCGTCTTGGTATTGCAAGCAAGGACTGGCAATCAGCATGGGATGATGCAGTAACTTGGGTGCAAACTCCAGGGTCTGGTTCTACTGGTGACCCAAAGATGTTTATGTCTTTAATGAATCCTACGGATTATGCAGATAAAACTGCAACAAAGAAGTATGGAACAACAAAGTCTAAGCAGACAACCATTACCCAATACAGTCCATCTAGTGCTGCTAGCGATTTAAACAAAGCAATAGAGTCAGAAATTGGTCGGACTGCATACTCTTCAGAAACTGCTGCATATCTTAAAGCGGTAAACGAAAGAGCCAAGAAAGAACCTTCTGTATATTCAGGAACAACTACTACCTCACCTGGTAAGGGTGGAGTAGACCAGTCAGTTACTATGGCTACATCAACTACTGGGTTTGACCCAACATTGTTTGCACAGAACTTTGCTCGCAGCATGCCTGACTATGCAGAATCTTTTGCAGCAAAGAATGTATTAAAGATTATTGAAGGTCTAATCGGTCCAGACCGCACAGCAATTGGCAAGGTGGTTCAGTAATGGCACAAGTAACCGTAAAGAAAGGCGATACGCTCAGCGCTATCGCTAAAGCAAACAAGACAACGGTTGCTGCTATTGCCAAAGCCAACCCACAAATTAAAAACGTAAACGTTATTAGAGTTGGTCAGAAGGTTACGCTTCCAACTGCAGCCAAGCCAGCAACACCTGCGAAGCCAAAGACCCCAACTGTGCCAGGAACCCCTATAACCCCTACCACACCAACTACGCCAACTACGCCAGCTCCAACTTTAAGCACAACTGCTGCTCAAACTGTAGATAAGTTCTCAATGGCTGAGTTGCAAAAGAAGTATTCAATCGCAGCTGCTGTATTAAAAGCCAACCCATCTCTGCAAGATGCGCTTAATAAGATTCTTGGTGGACCAAATGGTGAAGGAATGATTACAGACCCATACCTTCAAGAGCAAATCATTAAGCAAAGCGACTGGTATCGGACACAAACAGATAAGCAACGTCAATTTGACTATGCTAAAGAAACAAATCCAGCGCAGTTCCAGGCAGATTTAGCTGCAAATGCACAGGAGATTGTCCGCAAATTTGCTGCTAATGGTCTAAAGATTACTGCTCAAGAAGCTATTACGTATGGCGAGCAGATGATGAAGTCCGCTGTTATTCAAAACGGTAAGGTGATTAGCTACGATGCTAACTATCTAAACCAGATGATGGCTAATGCAATTGACTTTACACAGACTGGTAAGGTCGGAACTGCCGATAAAGTTGTATATACCAAGCTAAGTGGCAACCTTGAAACCCTAGCTCAAAGCTTATATAAGCAGGCATGGGACTATGGGTATGACAAGACTATGTCTAATGCTGGATTTACTAACTGGTTCGAAACAAGTATGAAGGGTCTAGTTGCTGGCACATTAAATGCAGCACAAATTGATGACCAACTTCAAGCACGAGCAAAGTCATTTGCTCCTGGTTTATCTAATCTTATTGACCAAGGTCAAACACTTCGCCAAGCAGCAGACCCATGGCTACAAGCTATGGCTGATGTATGGGAAACAGATGCAAACTCAATTGACCTTAACGATGAGTATGTTCAGCGAGCATTAAACGTAACAGACGAAAAGGGCAATGTTCAACCTGTCAACCTATACGATGCTAAGAAATTAGCTCGTCGTAACAAGGTAAAGTTTGATGGAACGCAACAAGCTAAAGAAGAAAAGACAAGAATAGCTAACACTATTCTCCGTGACTTTGGATTTCTGGGGTAAATAGATGCCAAGATTTGATGACATGATGATTGACGGCGGTGGTGCAACCAATCTTCCATACACTCCACCAGCTACTCCAGTTGCGCCAACCACTCTTCCATGGAATGTTACTTCAACTGCAAAAACAGTTCCATTAGCAGATGCTGTTACACAGTTTACTTCTGGTAGCGAATCCGTTGCCTCTGCTAAAGCAGCTGCTGCTGCTAAACCAGTAGAAGCAAAACCAGCGGTAACATATAGAGTCAAGCCTGGAGATACTGTAAGCGAAATCGCTGCAGCGAATGGCATGACCACTAAGGAACTTCTTGCTATCAACCCACAGTTGACAAGTAATCCTAAATACAACGGTGGAAGCACAATCTTTTCTAACACAAAGATTATTCTTGAACCTGCAGTTAAGGCATCTGGCACAACACCTAAACCTGCTACACCAGCAGGAGTTCCTGAAGCACCAAAAGCTCCAGAAACGCCTCTAGAGGAAAAGCCTACAGAAGAAAAACCTGTAGAAGAAAAGCCAGTAGAGGAAAAGCCGCCAGTTGAACCAGTGGGTGGTGGGAATCAACCAGTAGTTCCTGCAGGAAATGCGGGCGTTGATAACGCTGCGATGAACGCAGTGCTAGAACAGATTACAACTTTAACAAAACAACTTGCAGACCTACAGGCACAGCAAGCAGCAGAAGCTGCTAAGCCAAAAGTTGTTGGCGTAAAGACTGTCCGTAAAACTGGTGGCGTTGTTGAAACCGTTGAGATTATGTCCGATGGTTCTCAAGGCAAGGTTGTAGATAGCTACAAAGACTTTGGCGCTAAAGATTCAGTAAGCAGAATGTTTGCAAACGCTGGACTCGGTCAAGCATTTATTGATTCTCTTGCAGCAACTATTGATAAAGTTTATGATGAAAACATCATGCCTACAGATGAGCAGATTCTTAACAGTATCTACTCAAGCGATGCATACAAGACACGGTTCGCAGCTAATGAAGCTATTAAAAAGCGTATGGCTGAAGGTAAAGGAATGCCTGGAGATAGACTGCTAACACCAGCGGAATACATCAAGACAGAAGATGCATACCGCGAGGTTCTGCAAACAGCTGGTCTTCCAGTTGGTTTCTATGATACACAAGATGACTTTACAAAACTTATTGAGAATAGTATCAGCACAGCTGAACTAACAGAACGTGTAAACATTGCATCACAAGCGTTAAATAACGCTGACCAGAATATCGTAAACGCTCTAAAGAATTACTACGGTATGTCAACTGGTGACCTTACTGCCTATCTTCTTGATAAGGATAAGGCATTCAATGTTCTTAACTCACGTTATCAATACACCACAGAAGAAGCCAAGAAGATGTATGGCGCTGCTGAAATTGGTGGAGCTGCAGAACGTGCAGGCATGGATGCAACCAAGGGCTTTGCTGAAGAGATTTACTCTGCTGGCAAGGGCGCTATGGCTGAACAAGCATTCCAAGGTGCAGCACGTCAGCAAGCAGATTACAAGAGATTGCTTGGTCTATATGGACAGGAAGCTGGACAAGAAGACCTTGCACGTGAAGCACTTGCTCTTGCAGGTGGCACAGATGTGTCACTCAGGACCAAGAAGCTCGCTTCTAAAGAGCGAGCCAAGTTCGCAACTCGTAGTGCAATAGACCGAACATCACTCGGTCGTGCTACAGCAGCGGACGTTTAATTAGGTTCCATCCCAGACCAACCAGCCCTGGAGATGTGTATCAGTCTGGTAGCCGTCACGTCTACGAATCACTACCCCTGGTGAGGAGTAAGTGTGATGCAAAACCCGATGAGGGTTCAACCAACTAAAAGGGAGAAAAAGCAATGGCAGAAAACTACGAATACGATATCGAAGATGACGAAGACTATGTTGGAACTGACTTAGTCAAGAAACTTCGTAAGCAAATCGATGGACTTCAGAAACAATTGAAGGAAAAAGATTCACTTATCGAAGAGTTCACGACTTATAGTCATGAATCATCAGTCGGAGAAATCTTAGAATCATTCGGACTAAATGCAAAAATCGCTCAGTTCATTCCATCAGAAGTCGAAGCCGACCCTGATGCAGTAGCTGAATGGCTAAATGAATACGGTGATGCCTTTGGTATTGAAGCCGTTGAAGAGGGAGGGGAAGCCTCCCCAGATGCTCAGGCACATGAGCAAATGGCTAACTTTGATGATGGGGATATTGACCCTTTCATTGGACAAGACTTGCAATCTCGTATTAACAATGTCGGTTCCAAGGAAGAGTTAATGAAACTGATTCAGGGTTAATCATAACATCCATATAAACCCTAATAGAAGGAAATCATGCCTACTACACCAGTAACATCAACTACGACATCAACGATGTCGAACTTGATTCAAACCTCGTATGACAAGCTGATTGAGTTTAACCTTCGTTCAGAGCCAATGTTCCGCAAGTTTGCGGACAAGCGCCCTGTCGATGTGACAAACCCAGGCAACACTGTCGTATTCCAGGTCTACAAGGACCTATCTCGTGCTACAACAGCACTAACACAAACAGCTGACCCAGATGCAGTAACACTAAACAACACCGATAAGGTGAATGTTGTTGTTGACGAATTCGGTAACGCAGTTATCACAACTGAACGTTTGGCTCTTGAGTCACTTTCAGAAATCGACCCAGCAGTTGCAGACATGTTGTCATTCAACATGCGTGACTCACTTGACTCACTAGTTTGGGCTAAGCTTACAGGTCTTGCAACAATGCGTTACACAGGAACAACTTCTGCTGACGAAACAGTTGTCAACGGTGAAGATGTTTCTTCAAGCACAACAGCACCATACATTTCTTCAGCTCTTTCTCGTAAGGCTGTAGCAAAGCTTCGTGGTGCATCTGTTCAACCACGTGAAGGTGGCTTCTACACAGCGCTTATCCACCCAGATGTTTCTTTCGACCTTCGTTCAGAAGCAGCATCTGCGGGTAACGTTTCATGGCAGCTTCCACACACCTACACAGAGGCTGGCGTAGCCAACCTTTGGAATGGTGAACTCGGTATCTACGACCAGGTTCGTTATATCGAAACACCACGTGCTGAGTCAGTATCAGGTTCAGGAACATCTAAGGTTTACGCAACAGTAATCCTAGGAAAGCAGGCTCTTGTTGAGGCTGTTTCATACGAACCAAAGACTGTTATCGGTCCAGTTACAGATAAGTTGATGCGCTTCCGCCCAGCGGGTTGGAAGGGTCTTCTTGGATGGAACGTCTACCGCAAGGAAGCACGTTACGTTATCAAGACCAAGTCAAGCATCGCAACAGCGTAACTTTGACGGAAGGGGGAGGGCAACCTCCCCCTTCTACTTAAGGAAGATATGGCAAAGAAAAAACCAGAACCAGAAGTAGATTTCTTAACACCTCTAAAGCTTCACGCCGTCCAGGCGCATGAGTTGTATACGGAATATAAAGAAGCAGGATTTACAGAAGGTGAAGCGTGGGAATTATTAATGCGCCAACTTCCTGATTTGGAATTAGAAACAATCGGATTTATAGAAGAGGATGAATAGTATGCCAATGGTCGACGGAGAGAAGTTTCCATACACTGCTAAGGGAATTGCAACAGCAAAGAAGAAGAACAAGAAGCACGAAAAAACTGAAGGCAAGATGGAACGAGCAGTTGAATACGGCAAGAAGAAGCCTGGCATTAAGAAGCCTGCTATCAAGAAGAAGAAGTAATGCCAAAGAAGAAGCAAGTTTGGGATAAGCCAAACCCAAAGAAAGTTTCTAAACCACTTACATCAGCACAGAAGGCAGCAGCTAAAGCTGCAGCTAAAGCGGGCGGACGTAAGTATCCAAACCTAGTTGACAACATGAGAGCAGCAAAGAAGAAGTAAATGGACCCAAGACTAAAACGAGCAGGCGTATCTGGTTTTAATAAACCTAAGCGAACACCTGGTCATCCAAAGAAGTCACATGTTGTTGTAGCTAAATCTGGCTCACAAGTAAAGACTATTCGTTTTGGTCAGCAAGGTGTCAGTGGTTCACCAAAGAAGTCTGGTGAAACAAAGTCATACCGTCAACGTCGTCAGAGTTTTAAGGCACGTCACGCAAAGAACATTAATAAGGGTGTCATGTCGGCAGCCTATTGGGCAGACAAGGTGAAGTGGTAATGGCAAAGATTTTCCGTGGACCAACTATGAAGATAAAGCTTGGGTTAACAAACGACCTATGGTTTGTTTCATACCCATGGGGAAAGACTGTTGTTAAAGACAACGGAACCTGGAAGACAATCGTATCCCCGCAAGATTCATCTCTTGCCGATTATGACAAGGTTCTGCGTGGTGGGTATGACAACCCAATTACAGATGCGGAAGCAGCAGAGTTAACTGCTGCTGGTTATGGGGATTACATTGTCGAATTGTAGAAGTGGCTGTAAAGAACAAAACCATGATAGCTATGCAGAATGTCTGCAAGCTTCAAATATTAGTTTTGGTAACGAGCAAGTTATTAGCACGTTAAAGAAGAATGAAAAAGAATTAACCGCTTATCGTGATGCACGTAAGGTCGGTATCCAACCAGCATCAACAAGAATGAAAGACATTCAGAAAGCTATTAAGGTTTCTGACGTTACTGGAAGGGCAGCAAAAGCGTAATGGCAACATTAAACCAGTTGGTCGAACAGACCATTGCCGAGATTGGTTCTTATGTAAAGAACCAGGAATCAGTAACGGTCATCACAAGCTCTATTGATTCAGACGATGTAACGATTGCAGTCGATGATGCCTCATCTCTCAGCAAAGGTATCGTTGAGATTGACGAAGAGCTTATCTACGTTAAGAAGTCAGTCAAGGATAGCGGAACAATTCAAGTTCTAGGAACAGGTGCAACAGTAGCTGGTCGAGGATGGCGCGGAACAGCAGCCACTTCCCATGCAGTTGGCAGTATTGTCCGCAACAATCCACTGTTTCCACGGACACAGGTAAAGCGAGCAATCCTAGAAACAATTAAGGGAATGAACTTCCCTGTAGTAACAAATGAAACATTTCAATTTAATGGTTCTGACTACTCATATATTATGCCAGACTCATTGGTAGATATCACTGGTATCTCATGGGACGTTCCAGATTCAACTGGCGTATGGCAGATTATTAAGAACTGGCGTTTAGATACTAACTACTATGACCCAGATACTGGAACAACCCGACAGGCTCTTGTATTAAAAGAAGCACCGATGCCTGGTCGTGATGTGAGAGTCCAGTATACAAAGTATCCAACAGTAATTACAGACAATCAAGAATTAACCGTTAGCGGTCTACCATCTTCTTGCGAAGATGTAGTTCGACTCGGTGCTATGTATCGTCTACTGTCAACAGTAGATGCAGGAAAAGTTACCGCAGTATCTGTATCTGCAGATGCGCTTGACCAACCAGTTGCAGCTGGTTCTTCGACGAATGCTGCTAAGTATATTTTCCAGCTTTACACTGTTCGCTTGGCGGAGGAAATCGCAAAGCAACAGGCAAACTTCCTAAACATAATCCAGTATACGAGGTAACGAATGCCATCACCGTCACGTTATTATAGTTCTACATCTGCTAAGACAACACTGTCTAGTGCTGTAGATTCATTGACAACAAGCTTACAGCTTGCTGCACCATCAGGTTTTCCATCGCAATATCCGTATACTCTTATTCTTGAGAAGGATACAGCTAACGAAGAAATCGTCCAGGTTAATTCGCTACTTGGTGCTTCTTACGGAGTTGAACGTGGCGTTGATGGAAGCACAGCTAAGGCTCACGGAGTTGGAGCCACAGTAGAACACGGTGTATCTGCTCGTGACTTTACCGACTCTCGCGCACACGAAGTATTAACATCTGCTCACGGAGTAACTGGTGATGTTGTTGGAACTGGCGGAGCACAAACCCTTACCAGCAAAACACTTTCAGATGCTCAACTCGGAACAATTCTTAATGCTGGTGGATTTAAGATTACCAATCTTGCTACACCAACATCATCTTCTGATGCTGTTCGTAAAGACTTTGCTGATGCACAGGTAACAGCTGCAGCAAGTTCGGCAACATCTGCAGCAACTTCAGCTGCAAGTGCATTGGCATCTCAGACAGCTGCTGCAACTTCAGCAGCTAGCGCTTTAACAAGTGCTACCGCAGCAGCTACAAGCGCTGCATCCGCTACTACCTCAGCTACTGCTGCAGCCACCAGTGCTGCTAGTGCAGCAACCTCTGCAAGCACAATGCTTGCCTCTGTTACAGCAGCAGCGACATCTGCAGCATCAGCGTTAGCATCACAAACCGCAGCAGCAACCAGTGCAACTTCGGCTGCAGCTAGTGCAACAGCTGCTGCTACCAGTGCAACCTCTGCAGCTACAAGCGCAACAAGTGCAGCTAACTCTGCTACAACAGCAGCAGCATCGGTTGCTGCAATCTCAGCATTCGCAACTACTGCAAGCAACTCTGCAGCAACCGCAACAACTTCTGCAGCACAAGCTGCTACATCAGCAAGCAGTGCTGCTACGTCAGCATCAAGTGCTGCAGCATCTTTTGTATCAGTAACTGGTCTTACTGGTTCTGGTATCTTGCGTGACCTTGGTTCAATTACAGATACCGACACAACAACTACAACATATCTTAACGTAGCAACATTAACTGCATCTGCTCAAGCAAGCGCCACCGCTGCTGCAACAAGTGCAGCATCAGCACTTGCTTCTCAAACAGCAGCTAGCACTAGCGCAACGACCGCTTCAAATAGCGCAGCGACTGCAACTACATCTGCTGCTCAAGCAGTAACCAGTGCATCATCAGCAGCAACCTCTGCATCCAGTGCTTTGACTAGCGCTACCAGTGCAGCAACGTCTGCCACTAGCGCAGCAACTAGTGCAACTAGTGCTGCTGCTTCTGCAACAACTGCACTTAACTCAGCTGCTACCGCTACAACATCAGCAAGCCAGGCTGCAACATCGGCTACCTCTGCTGCCACGTCAGCCACATCAGCAGCAGCTTCTGCAACTGCAGCAGCAGCCAGCTTTGATAGCTTTGATGACAGATACCTTGGTTCTTTAGGAACAGCACCAACATTAGATAATGATGGTAATGCTCTTCTCGAAGGAGCAATTTACTGGAACTCAACCAACAAGAACATGAATGTTTACAACGGAACCGCATGGGAAGTTGTAACAACATCTGGTGATATCACAGCAGTTACTGCTGGAACTGGTATCTCTGGAGGTGGTGGTTCTGGTGCGGTAACAATTACAAACGCAATGGCTACAGCAATGACAGCCAAGGGCGACATCATTGTTGCAACTGGAAGTGGAACATTCGTTGCCCAACCAGTTGGAGCCAACGGTCAATTCTTACAAGCAGATAGCACACTTGCAGATGGTGTCAAATGGTCTAACGTTGTAACAGACCCAATACCAGATGTATTAATGATGATGGGAGCATAACGTGCCAGCATTTGCACTTCAACTACGTCGAGGCACAACAGCGGAGCACTCGACATTTACAGGCTTGGTCGGAGAAGTCACAGTCGACACCGACAAAGACACACTCGTGGTTCACGATGGTGTAACGCCAGGAGGAAAACCTCTTGACTCAACAGGGATAGACCCTTTCTTACTAATGGGAGCATAAACAATGGCATACAAGGTATTAGGTCAACTTGCTGCTGCAGCAACAACTGAAGAGGGTCTATACGCAGTTCCTTCTTCTTCTTCTGCAGTAGTATCAACAATCGTAATTGCTAACCGTGGAACAACTTCTGCAACTTACCGTATTGCGGTTAAGCCAACAGCAGCTACAACACTAGCTACAAATCACTACATCGCTTACGATGTTCCAATTGCAGCAAATGATTCAACAGCGTTAACACTTGGTTTAACACTTGCATCAACTAACGCAATTCGCACATACGCATCAAACGCAAACTTAACATTCTCAGCATTCGGTTCTGAACTTTAATAGATAGGTAGGTAGGCTTTATGGCTATCAGTAGATTTTCTTCTTCGAGGGTGACACAAGGTCTACCTAAATATCAAAGTGCTTGGGACCAAGATGGAGTTGCTCAAGGTGCAATTGAACCAATTGCTAAATATGTTGCAATAGGTGCATCTGGTGCAACTGGGTTTGATTTTAGAAACATACCACAAACCTATACGGATTTATTAATTGTTCAATATTTGCGTTCAAATAGAGCGGCAACAACCGAGCAGTTTTGGCAAAGATTTAACGACGATGCAACATCTGCATATAGTTCAAATTGGGTTCAAGGAGATGGTGCTTCGGCTACATCAAGTAATGCCCAAACTCAAACAGTAGCAAATAGATTTTTTATTCCAGCAGCATCTGCAACAGCAAATTTATTTGGAATTTCTCAAGTTCATATTATGGACTATAAATCAACATCTAAATTTAAAACTGTTCTAACGAGATGGAATTCTGATGTTAGCGGTTCTGGAACAACTGGGTTATCTGTTGGTATGTGGAGAAGTATGAATGCAATACAGACAATAAATGTTGCTACGGAAAATGGTTCTGTATTAACAGCTGGAAGCACAATATATCTATACGGAATTAGGAGCGCATCTTAATGACAATGTATGCAATCAATACTCAAACCATAACATCTGATAACGTTGGAACTATTAGCTTTACCAATATACCTCAGACTTTTCAGCATCTTCAAATAAGAACTAATGCAAGGCTTACTGGCAACAGAGGTGGCGGTAATCAAATTAGAGCATGGTTTAATTCAGATAATACAAATGGAAATTATACATGGCACTCTCTTGGTGGAAATAGCGCTAGCGCTTTTAGTGAATATTACTCTACAGATGCAATAGTATTAAGTTGGGTAACAAGCGCAAACGTTGCAACAAACAATGCATTTTCCGTCGGCATTACAGACATATTAGATTATACGAATACAAATAGAATTAAAACAAGTCGAACCATTACTGGTCAAAATATGAATGATGGTAATGGATTGGTTGCTTTATTTAGCAGTGCATGGAATAACTCCTCAGCAGCAATTAATAGAATTGATGTCAACTGGGGTGGAACCATGGTTGCTGGAACTCGTTTTGATTTATATGGATTTAATACTACTACGGCTACAGGAGCGTAACCATGCCAAAAGGAATGCAGGTAATCTATAATAGAAAAGCTAGTGGCTCAGCCACTACGGTTACGTTTAATAATATTCCACAAAACTATACAGACTTACATCTATATGTAGGTTCAAGGTCAGGTGCTGCTTCTCAATCAGCATTGCTAGTAACCTTAAACAGCAATAATACAAATATGTATTCTAGCACAAGGCTTTTAGGAAGTGGCTCAGGTGCTAGTAGTGACAGGTTTACTGCACAATCATATGGTTCTGTATATAACAACGGTCACGCACATTCTACAATAACAGCAAATGTTCATGGTTCTTCTTTTTATTACTTTCCAAATTATTCAAAAGATTATTTTAAATCTTTTTTTGTAGATGGTATTCAGGAAAATTTTGCAACCGCAGCTCAATTAAATTTTATTGCATGTGTTGGACAATCAACCGCACCAATAACATCTATTTCAATAACAGATGCAAACGGTGCTAACTTTACTTCTGAAAGTATATTTACATTATATGGAATAGCGGGTGACTAATGGCAATTAGACGATTTTCAACATCTAAACCTGGGGTAAAGTCCAATAGATTCTGGGACCAGGATACTGCTCAGGGTGCAATGGTTCCTATTGGTGTTTCAGATATGAATGGAACAACAACAGCTTTTGGTTTTGGCAGTATCCCGCAGGGATATCAAGATTTAATGATTGTTGCAAACATAAGAAGCACAAGCACAGCAGCAGCTGGTTGGATTATAAATAACAATAATCCAAGTGGGGTAACATATGGTGCGACAACACTTATAGGTAATGGAACCTCAACAACCAGCACAAGAGGAACATCAATGAGTTATGGAGCCTCACTTATTGGAGCTCTTGGAACATCATCTGGAATCCCCGCAACAATGATTGTTCATTTTTTGAATTATGCAGATTCAACAACCAGAAAAACTTTTATTCAAAGAACAGCATCCGACATTGATAGTTCAGGATTTACTGGAGTTGAAGTGTTTACAACTAGTTCAACTAATGCAATTACCGACATTGCATGTAGCACAGCCAATGCTTCAATTTATTGGGTGGGAACTGCAACACTATACGGAATTAAGGCAGGTGCTTAAATGACAATGCATCATATTGCAAGCGGTATTGCTAACGGAAGTAACGCTATTACATTTTCAAATATTCCTCAAACATTTACTCATTTACAATTAAAAGTATACGGTCGTTCAACTTGGACTGGCGGAAGCAGCTCCAATGTATACGTAACCGTTAATGGAAATTCTACAACAACAAACTATGCAGCACATGCATTATATGGAACTGGCTCATCAGCAGCAGCGCAAGCATTTACTTCATCTTCTGGAATTGGATATTATGTTGCATATTGGGCTTTTCCAACAGCAACCGCAAGTGCTAATATATTTGGTTCTCTAGTTATGGATATATTTGATTATACAAATACATCTAAAAACAAAGTTGCAAAAATGCTATACGGAAACGATAGAAACGGAAGCGGTGTTGTAGGCGTTGGCTCTAGTTTATTTATGCAAACTGGTGCAATTACTTCACTAACCATTGGTGCGGACATCTTGCTAACAGCTGGCTCAAGAGCTGATTTATATGGAATAACTTCTAACCCTATATCAACTGGAGCGTAATATGCCTAAAGGAATGCAACCAATATTTAGTAGAACATTAACTTCAACTAATACTAATATAAATATTAATAACATCCCACAGATATACAATGATTTATACTTAGTATTAAGTGTTCGTTCTTCTGGTTCCACTGGTTCTGGCTCTATCGGTGCTTACTTTAGTGGACAAACTTATCCATCTCTTGCAAGTTGGACAACAGCTGTTGGCAACGGTTCGTCAGTTAGCAGTTCTAGAAATTCAGCTTATCAAAATTTTGGAAATGTAAATGATACTACACATACAGCAAACACATTTTCATCTCACACTATATATATTTCAGACTATGGAACAACAAAATTTAAACAATGTATAGTTGATTCAGTTTCTGAAACAAATGCAACAGCAGTGCAAACATTTATGCTTTCTGGTTTAGACAGAATTAACATCCCTGTTACTTCCATAACAATGGATATGGGCGGAAACTTATTCCAAATTGGCTCAACAATGACTTTATACGGCATCAGCCGATAAACCGACAAAGGAGAAACAAATGACAACACCTACAGTAATCGAAGTCGATTGCTCAACTGGTATCTCGACAGAACGTCCAATGACGGCTGATGAAATCCAGGCAATGGAAGAAAGAACAGCAGCGTTTGCTGCTGAACAAGCAGAACGTGAAGCAGCAGATGCAGCTAAGGCTGCAGCTAAGGCATCAGCCGAAGCAAAGCTTGCAGCACTTGGTCTAACAGCAGATGAGATTGCTGCTCTCTAATGAAACTATCTAAGAAGCAGATTTCTGCAATCAAATCATACTTACGTGCAGTGCTTGCCTCTGCAATCGTAATGGGTATCGCTCTTCTAACTGACCTTGCTCCGCAGTATGCGGTGCTTATCGGTGCAGTCGCTGCACCTCTAGCCAAGTGGGCAGATAAGAATGAAGGCGAATTCGGGATAGGGTCTAAAGAGTAATGTCTACCAACGAATGGGCTGGTATCGCAGTAGCGGTAACCACAATAGTCGCCAGCTTTGCTGGCTCAGTTCGTTGGTTAGTCAAGCACTATCTACAAGAACTTAAACCGAATTCGGGCAGCTCGATGCGTGACTCACTCGATAGATTAGAACGACGAGTGGACGAACTATTCACAATGATAGCAGGTAAGCAATGAGCTTAATTCAAATTGCTAAGGCAGAGATTAACTATTGCGAAACGCCAGTTAATAAAACAAAGTATGGCAAATGGTATGGCTTGAACGGTCAACCATGGTGTGCAATGTTTGTTTCTTGGTGCTTTAATCAAGCTGGTTTATCCAAGTCTATTGCTGCACAAAACCCAAAGGGGTTTGCATCATGCGATGCAGGAATGAAATGGTTTGTTAAAAAGAACAAGGTTGTTCCAGTAGGTCAGGCAAAGCCTGGCGATATTGTTTTCTTTCAGTTTGATGGAGATGCTCAGGCTGACCATGTAGGTATTGTTGTTGGCAACAATCCAATTACAAAGAACCTTGTATGTATTGAAGGTAACACATCTAGCGGTGGTGCAGGTAGCCAATCAAATGGAGATGGTGTGTATAAGCGCAAACGCTCATACTCATTAGTAATGGCAGTAGCTCGTCCATAGTTTAAGGAGTAATCGTGGCAACGAATAACAAAGCAATAGTTGGCGACCTTCCTATTATCCTTAGCCAGTCGATTCCGACTGCGCTTGTAAAGTATAAAAGAGAAGACTTCGCAGCAAGCTATGCGATAGGTAATACTCCTTGGTTATCTGGTGCTACAGACCAGAACCGTATTAGTCGTATTACGACTACATACCAGAAGGAACGTATTGACCAAGGCTCATCAGCTGGAGAAAACTCTCTATCAAACTGGTGGCTTCGGTCTGCCACATCCTGGCACAACGGTGCTGGAGAACGTTACTACGATGCAGACTCATCAGACTTGTATAGATTCTATGAATCAAACAACATAGATGTATGGACACAAGGAGAACTAAAACTTCTTAAGTCCACAACGAATCTATCTACTGCATCGGTTTCAAATCCAATAACCGTTAGTGGCGGAACTTTTTATATTGAGAATTCTTCCCTTAAATTCTATAACCAAACAACTAATACATCTACTAGCATTTCACTTGGAGCTGGAGTTGCTCCACATAAATTAACAACAGATGGAATTTATGCAATTGTTGGCGCAACAAATGGTATCTATGATGTAACTACAGCAGGTGCAGTCCGCAAGTTATGGGACTTGCCAACATATGCAGCATCATCTTGGACTGTTCAATCTATTGCCTACGTTAAAGAACGTATTATCGTTGGAGCTTTAGAAGGAACGACTGAAGTCGGTATCTATGAAGCTGGTAGAGCATATACAACACCAACACCAAAGCTTGACTCTAGTCATGAACGTTGGGATACGGCTAATACATCTACGGTAGTTAATTCTATTACTGAGTTTAACTCAGCTGTTGTCGTTGGGTATACGCAAGGTGTCATCTCTCGTGTGCTTTCGTTTGGAATTGACCAAGCATCACCTCTTGCTGCAATCCAAGACCCAATAGTTATTGCAGAACTTCCACGTGGTGAAACACTTAATCAGATTAGGTCATACCTCAGTGAATATGTAGTGCTTGCTACTTCAGCTGGTCTTCGTGTAGGTAACCAATCAACTGATGGTCTTAGCTTTACATACGGACCTCTTATTATTACAAGTCCTATTGCTGACGTTGCATTTAACAATGCGTATATTTACGCGGTTAAAAATGTAAACAACACTGCTGGGCTATGGCGTATTGACCTAGGCACACAGATTGGTAATGGCTATGCCTATGCAGCTGACATCACTATCAGTGGTGGAACGGCAACTGGTGTTGCATTTATTGGTAGCACTGGTCGTAAGTTTATTACTGCGACAACTGGAGCTTGGTTAGAATCTGAAACGGAATTAGCAACAACTGGATTTTTAAAATCTGGATGGATTCGCTGGGGAACTGCAGAAAAAAAGCAACCAGTTTCTATTGCAATTCGTGCAGTTGGCACAGGTGGAACTATTAACTTTACGGTTGAAGACCAAGAAGGTCGCTCATCTGGTGTTGGTGCTGTTCCTTTAGCTGGAGCTACTGACGTGCAACTATCAGCAACCTTGCAACCAGCAGACCACTTTGAAATTACAGTGACTCTTACAAGAAGCACAAGCTCTGCAACGGTTGGACCAACATTAGAAGAATGGCAATGTCGTGCATTGCCAGCACCACTACGGTCAAGAACTATCACTGTCCCATTACTCTGCTTTGAAGAAGAACGAGATTCAAATGGTGTGACACGTGTATCTAATCCGTGGGAGCGTATTAAATATCTTGAACGTATTGAGCAGAACGGTGGAGCAGTATTGTTCCAAGACTTCTCATCAGACGAAGAACGTATCTGCACTATACGTGCTATCCAGTTTGAACAAACATCTCCGCCATCATTTGCTAGTGGGTTCGGTGGAATAGTCACCGTCCAACTACAGACTATTGATACGGAGCAGGCAATCCAGTAATGGAACAAAACAAATTGATACCGTTGGTATCACCAGGTGAACGAAGTGAGTTAGTTGAGAAGGTTCGGCTAGCTCTTAACGTTGCTGGCGGTGACGTGTTAGATGCTCCTCTAGCGGAAATGCTTAAGGGTTTGCAGCATCGGCTTTCCATCCCAGCAGTCGGGTGCATCAATATAGCCACGCTGGATGCGCTCGCAGTTGCTCCACCAGAATGGTAGGGCGAGAAAAGGAAGGGGGAATCAGAAATGGTTCCCCCTCCTTTTTTTATTTAATAAGCAGATTTATCTTTTCTTAATATACGGATAGCCCAGTCAAGCCCATGATTAAACCCATCTATCCATTCATAATCCTTATGTGTTTCCTCTAGGAGAGTCTTAGCAGACTCTATCCTTTTGATAAATTCTTCTATCTCTTTCATCGGCTCGCCTTCAGGGCGAGCCTTTCCCGCCCACCACCCCTCAACCCTATCAGATTATTGGTAATAATGTTTGGCGTGTCTATGCCAGTAACCTTTGGTAACCTTTGGTAACCTTGGCGCATGAATCAACTTCCTCCTCATCGGTCTTACAGTCAGCTTACCACATGGCAGTCCTGCCCTCAGAAATATTATCTGAGTAAAGTAGCCATGATTCCTGAGAAGCCAGCAGTATACCTAGCTGCAGGGTCTGCAGTCCACAGTATGATTGAGTGGTTGAATCATGAGTTCTACAAACAGCAACAGGCTAATGATTAACCAGCGGGGTATACCCAGTAACGAATGCATAAATTGCGGTAGCAATATCCAGGTAGTTCGTGCTATCTTTCAGGATTATGAATTGGTTATGTGGTTCACCGATAGTTTCTGTGGCACATGTGGTTCTCCTATGACTACTCCTACACCAGTGGACCACCCAGAATATGTGAAGCCACACTATCCAGAGGAAGAAGACGATGAGCTTAACTGAGAAGTGGCTAGAGATTTTTAATGATGAAGTAAAGGATGTCCAAGACAAATCGGGAATCCCATCATCAGAGTGGAAGACAGCTGGTCGCAAGACCGCTGCTCGTCCAGATGGCGAGGACCTTTCGTTTTGGCAGAGCGATGGACTCAAGCAGGTAGAGGCATACCAGAAATGGTATGAACAATCTGGTTGGAAAATTGCTACTATGCCAGATGGTCGTCCTGGAATTGAGTGGTCAGCAGATGTGCATTTCGGAGGCACACCTGTTCGATTTATTGTGGATGCGATATACCAAGTAGGGGAAGACTTGGTTATCGTTGATTACAAGACTGGTTCCAGGACACCATTTGGTGTTATTCAGAATGGCTTATATGCCAGCGGTATTGAAAAGATTTTTGGAATCCGCCCCAAGTGGGGCGCATTCTTTATGACTCGCAAAGGCGAGCTTGATGATTTGGTTGACCTATCTCACCTTAGTATAGAATACTATGAGCATGCATTCGCATCAATGAATCACGGTGTGCTTAATGGTTGGTTCCCAACATTTGTTGGAGAAAACTGTAAGATGTGTTCTTATATAGACAAGTGTCCCGCATGGGGCTCAAAAGATTTCCCACTGCAAATACCAACAACAGGGAAAGAAAAGGAGAGAAAGTAGATGACTGAATCTATGTTCTCATTTACTGGCAAACTGCATGGCAGTGAACTATTTACCGTCCGAGGTAATAGCGCTGCTGAATTCAGAGCCAATTTAATGGCAGCCCTTGAGGCTGTGAACGATGCTGCACAATTGCAAGCATCTCTATCGGGTCGACCAGTTCAAACAACTGGCAATGCCTACACACCTAACGCTGAAGCAGCAATTCAAATGCTGCAGGATGCAGGGTTAAATCCACAGCCAGTGGCTGCTGGAACTGCACCTCAATCAATTGAGGTTGTTAAAGACAAGTATGGTAACGAGTGGACATATGGACATCCAGATGCTCCAGACCTACCAGACGGACGTGGTAAATACGCCAAGAAGAAGGGCGTATCAAAAGCAGGTAAGGCTTATGTTGGTTGGTTCGACCCAGCCAAGGGACCAAAGCCTTTCAAGCCAGGTGCAGTCGAAGCCGAAACTATTTGGGCTAAGTAACAATGCGTAGCCTATTGCAAGTAGTGGGTGTTGAATCACCAGCTGGTCATCAACTACCAGAAATCCTACCTCAACTCACCGCCAGTCAGGTTACCTTTCGTCAAGCGCAATTGCATTTGATTGCTGGGCAACCAGGCGGAGGAAAGACACTACTTGCATTATGGTATGCAATAACTTCTAAGGTTCCATCGTTATACATCTCAGCTGACTCCGACTCCAGAACAATTGCAACTCGTGCAGGTGCAATCATTATGGACAAAGAGGTAGCATCCGTCGAGAAGTTGATGGACAATGAAGCAAGCGTTCTATTAGAGGATGCTCTCGCTGACGGCGCGAGCCATGTGCGATTCGCCTTCGACCCAGCACCTTCTCTTCAAGACATTGAAGAGGAGATAGAAGCGTGGATTGAATTGCATGGCTCCGCCCCAGCTGCAGTTTATGTAGATAACTTAATGAACGTAGCATCCACTAGTGATAATGAGTGGACTGCATTACGTGATTGCATGTCAGCGTTCCACTATATGGCACGTGAATATGAGTCAGCATTTATTGTGCTACACCATGTGTCCGAGAACGAGAAGATGTCCAAGCCTAACTATCCAGCACCACGCAAGGCGCTGATGGGTAAGGTTGCTGCTCTACCTGAATTGGTATTGAGCGTAGCGTTAGACAGTATGGCAAACGCTTATCGCGTTGCCGTAGTAAAGAATCGCCATGGCAAGGCAGACCCTAACGCAGAAGAATATGTAACGCTAGCAGCAGAAGCTAGCAAGATGGCTCTCTATAACTCCTCAGCGGAACTGTTCCGTAATAGGACGTTGAGCCAATGGCAGTAGGCAATTCAAGTTTTGATTTAGATTTAAGTTACGGTCAAGCTGGTGAGAATTTAGTTGAAGAACTATTAACTCAGGGCAGAACAGTAGAAGTTAAACGTGACCGTAAGTGGCATTCAACTGGCAATGTATATGTTGAAGTTGAATGCTGGTATATGCGAACAGAGTCATGGGAACCATCTGGTGTCATGGTTACTAAAGCAGAATACTGGGCATTCGTATTAGAGAAGGGTGTGCTTATGGTTCCGACTGACCATGTGCTGTATGCAATAAAGAACTTCGGTCGAGAGATTACTTGTGAGATTCCACCGAATAGAAGCAAGGGCTACCTGATTACTGTAGATGATTTACTTACAGCAATGAGGAACCTGAAGGATGGTTAAACCACACAGATTATTATGGGGTGCATGGGTTAAGTGGCAGGTGCTTGACTACCTTGGTATGAAAAGAACCAAGCGGTTAAAACATTTGATAGTAACCGATGAAACATCTTTACAATATTGGGAAAATATATATAGGATTAAGCAACAACCATAAGGAGCCAAGATGGACTTTCCAGATTTATCATCAGGTCGTTGCAGTGAAATAGGTAGTGAATTTTTTTACCCAGATTCTGAGAACGAAGGTGATACATCTATGTATTCCTTTGGTAAAAAGATTTGTGCAAGCTGTGAAATAAAACAAACGTGTCTTGATTGGGCAGTTCATCATGAAGGATATGGTTTATGGGGTGGGGCTACACCACGTGAACGAATGGCTATCCGTCGCAAGTTAAATATAAAACTAGAATCAATTGTCCCAGGAGAATACGTATGACAACACCAGCTAAAAGAAAAGGTTCACAGTATGAACGTGACGTGGTCAAGTGGCTGCGTTCAATGGGGTATCCATGTGCTGAACGTGCGTATGGTGCTGGTCGTCATGACGATGTCGGTGACATCGACGGTATCAATGGCGTAGTGATAGAATGTAAGAATGAAAAATCATTTAGGATTCCTCAATACCTTCGGGAACTAGAGGATGAGATGACACATGCGGATGCTGAAACAGGTGTTGTCTTGATAAAGAAGCGTGGCACTTCTAATATCTCAGAGTCGTATGCAGTAATGCCTGCGGAACTCTGGGTCAATCTGCTAAAACAGGCAGGTTACAATGGACATCAGTGAGAAAGTGACAGTTACTCACAAAATGAAAAGAGGTAACTATGCGGTTAGTGTTAACGATGAGCATAGCGATGGGGCTAGTGCTGGTATCACCAGCGGAGGCAACATCACCATTACTTACACGAGAAGTTATCATGTCCACTATGGACAAGGAAACGAAAGTGGAGTATGCGATAGCTCAGTATGTAACCAACAGCAAAGAACGACTATGTGCCAAGCGCATAGCCTACAAGGAAAGCCGATACAACGAGGACTCATTCAACAGAAAGAGTGGGGCTCGTGGAACTTGGCAATTACTATGGGGCAAGCCAGGCTGGTCGTTACTGAAACAAACACAGGAAGCACACGACTATGTGCTGCACAGATACGACACTTGGTGCGGGGCATACAAGTTCCACCAGGAAAGGAATTGGTATTAGCAAATGAATCAGTCTGAATTTCTCGAAGCAGTCTTTAATCACTACGGATTAACTCTGCCACTTGGCGGAGAGAAATCAATCTTGTGTCCTGTGCATGATGACTCACGTAAATCTGCTTCGGTTAATTCAGACAAGGGAGTCTGGGTATGTTATGCGTGTAACGCAAGTGGTTCTGGTATACAGATAATCATGGGTCGTGAAAACTTAACATACCCAGAAGCCCGCAAATGGGCAGAGAAAAACATCGGCAAAGAATCTAAGTCTGCAGCACCATCACGTGGACGTAAGAAGAGTAGCGGACGTTGGACTCCACCTAGATTAAGGGCTGCGCTATGACAACAATCATTGGTATGCAGCAAGACAACGGATGCATGATAGTAGCTGACTCGCGGACAACCGCAGGTAACAGACCATACTCTCATCCAACAGTTACTAAGATTAACAAACGTGGCAAGTGGTTAATTGCAGGAGCAGGTGACGTGCAACCATGCGACGTAATCCAACATATATGGAAGCCACCAGTAATTCCATCTAATACTAAAGATGAATATCATTTCATGATTACAACAGTCGCACCTAGTATCAGAGAATGTATTAAAGAGTCTGGCTATTTGCCAGACAAGGATGATGCCGATGCTGGATTTGAATTACTGTTAGCTGTTAACGGAACCATCTATCAGGTAGATGATTCCTACTCTGTATACCTGCGTGATGATGGGCTATATGGGATAGGGTCTGGTTCACAGTGGGCGCTTGGTGCTATAGCAGCAGGTGCAACATGGAAGCAGGCTATGCAACTCGCAGCAAAGAATGACGTGTATACTGCTCCCCCATTCATAGTGCATAGGCAGGAAAAGAAATGAGAACAAACCCTAAACTCATTGAACTCTGGACACGAGCAGCAAAGACTTATCATGAGTCATTGGCTGGCTCACCAGCTGAGGCATACCTTGAGAAGCGTGGCATCCTTGATGGAGCAGAACGATTCCAACTTGGTTACGTAGTTGACCCAGCAGCAGGTCACGAAGACAGACTTAAGCATCACCTATCCATCCCCTATATAACAGAGGCTGGTGTAGTTGGGTTTAAGTTCCGTCGGATTGATGATGGTGACCCAAAGTATATGATTCCAACAGGGCAGAAGCATCACCTGTATAATGTAGATGCAATCATTCATGCAGTAAGAGAGGTGTTAATAGTTGAAGGAGAAATTGATGCGATATCTGCCACCCTTGCTGGTCATCCTGCTGTCGCTGTTGCTGGCGTTAACGCTTGGAAGCCTCATTTCGCACGTTGTTTCGATGGTATAGGTAGGGTAATCATTGCCACTGACAATGATGTTAAAGAAGATGGCTCTAACCCAGGACAAGATTTAGCTAGACGATTACAAGATACAATTCCTCAAGCTATCCGCGTGTCGTTACCACCTGATAGCGACATCAATAGTATAATTACCAGCCAAGGAGCTCAAGCTTTAACAGATTTGATTAAAGCACTAGACGAATAGAAGGGGCTACCTTGGCTGAAGATACAACCATCCTTGAATTTGAAGAGGATGCTCAAAAAATATATGACGAGTTGCTTGCTATCTTAGTTAAGAAGCAACTTGACTATGGTCCATACAACATCTGGCATGCGCCAGGTGGTGCTACCAATGGGCTGATGGTGCGTATGTCAGACAAGCTGGAACGTTTAAAGAATCTGATATATAAAAATAGAGAACCGAACAATGAATCTTTAGAAGATTCGTTTGTTGATATGGCTAACTATGCAATCATCGCACTAATGGTTCAGCGTGGGGTGTGGGCTAAGTATGCCGAGAAACAGAAATAAGACTTACGAAGAGCAGCGCATCTCTCGTATACGGAGTTACGGTATTAGTGTCGAGGAATACGACCGCATGTTTGCAGAACAGAACGGTGGTTGTTACATTTGTGGGGAAGCTCCGACAAACAGAGCTCTCGACATCGACCATTGTCATACGAGTGGCAAGGTTAGAGGACTGCTTTGCTCTAACCATAATCGCGCCCTTGGTTTATTAGGTGATGACCCTAACTTGTTATTGAAATCAGTTGAATACTTGGTGAAGAATCATGGTTGATTTAAATCGTGACCATGAGATATGGATACAGGTAGATGAGATAACTTCTATCATTGCATACAACTTGTCCAAGAAATACCATCGGTTTGCTGAACGCGATGATATTAAACAGGCGATGAATGAGTATGCATGGAAGCGTAAAGATAAAGTCAACGAGTATCTTATGCGCGAGGATGATATCGAACGAAGGATGGGATACAAAGCTTTCACCACCTTCATGCGTAGAGCAGGCGAGCGATACGCTCGCAAAGAAAAGGCTAAAGCTTTAGGGTTTGAACTTGGTGATGAATACTTCTATCGTATTGAGATGGTTGAGAACTTAATCAAGGTGCTTGGTTCTGAAGATGCTCACCTAGTTAATCAAGTGCTAGACCCAGATACACATGGTGTCCAGGCTAAGAGGCAGGTAAGCGAAGGGAATAACCTATTGGCTTTGTTGTCTGATGTAGACAGAGCTATGCGTAGGCTTGACCCACGAACACAAGGGATTCTTAACTCACGATTCGCACAAGACCTACCACTAGCAGAGATAGCTACCGCCTGGGATATATCACCACAAAGAGTGGAACAGATAGCAACCAAAGGTGTGAAAGATATTATCGAAATGCTTGGAGGTCCAACACCTTATGCCTAATTATAATTTCATCTGTCGCATGTGCGACAAAGAGTATGAACTCTACGTCGGTTACGATGACGATGAGTTTCCTAAATGTGAAGACTGCAACGTTACATTAAGCAAGGTGTTCACCCCACCTGCAATCCATTTCAAGGGTGGCGGATGGGGCGGTAATCATGGCAGCTAATAAACGCGAACTGGTTGAGAAGATGAAAGCTAAGAACAGTCCAAGTAACAATCAGATTATGATTGCTTGGTGTGACAATGGCACAGTTGATGGCAAGTTTATGGAGGGTGTTGTCTACTCGCTGTTAACTGCGGGACTACCAATCACATCAGCTCAGCGTGTGCAAGGTAATCAGATAGGTCGGCAGCGTGAAACTGCATTCGATACCTGGCATAAGAAGACAGACTTTGATTGGATACTATGGGTAGATAGCGACATCGTTCTTACGAACGAGGCGCTTAAGAAAGTATGGGATTCAGCTGACCCAATTGAAAGACCAGTTGTATCTGGAACTTATTACATAAGCAAGCAGATGGAATCCTCCATCATGCAACCTTACGCAGCGCTGTTTACAGCCCACGACGAGAACGATAAATACACGATGTCGTATATACATCCGCTGCCACATGACCAGCTGATGAAGATTGATTACGCTGGGTTTGGATTCCTTTTGATGCATCGCAATGCTGCTAATAAGATACGAGAATTCCATGGTGATAAGCCACTGTTCTTAGAAACAGATGGCGGTGGCAATGATGGTAAGGATAGATTTATTGGTGAGGATATCCAGTTCTTCATGAACATGAAGGAAGCTGGTGTCCCGTTGTATGGACACACTGGTGCTGGGGTTAAGCATATGAAACGGTTTGCTTACGACGAAGAGTTTTATAAACTCTATTGGATTACGATGATGAATAGCATTAAGGCGCAGGAGAAACAAGAAAAGGCGGGGGAATAATCCCCCGCCCCTTTTGTTTTACCACCGACTAACGTCAGAGAAGAATTCTCTTTTCGTTTGTTCGGCGTTCTGGCAGAGCCGATACATATCGGCTTCACCTTTTCTCTTACCCAACCGATAGGCAATGAAACCTACTGCTATTGCCGTGATGATGGTAATCATTTCTTTATTTCTCCAATCCGTTCTAGTAATTTTTCTGGTTGTTCAAGGTGAACAATCACTGCTCGTCCACCTTCGGAGTCGACAGCCGATAAGTTCTTCATGAACTTCTCAACCTGCAACTTGGTGCTGAACTCACCCCACGCTTGGACTGGAGCCCATCGTGCTAACTGTGCTACGAGTATGTAGTTATCACGTTTCATTCTGGATTCATCCAGAGCTTCAATGATTTCTACAGCTAAGTCCGCAGCACTTTCGGAGTCAGTGTTATCTGGGTCTAACAAGTTAGCAACTAACTTGATTTCAGTTGGGCGTGGCTTAGGCATCAGTATCCCTTAAGACATTGCACATAATTCTGGTGTTCAGCCAGAGCCTCACGTGCTTCCAAGTTAGTGCGCCTTTCAATTTCTGCATTGCAGTATTCACATACAAGAGTCACGCTTGTTTGTATAATCATGCTTCCTCCTTTACTTTCCATTCTCGTGTAACGATTTCACATACATCACCGTCGACTTCCTTGTAATGCATGTGAGCACCAGCCATGAATAAGACTTCGTCTTTATCATCGCCGATACCATAGGTATCATGATACCCACAATACCAAGACCAACCAGCGATTGGCTTGATTATTAGTGATGGTTCACGCACCACTAAGGTGGTGCTGTCTTTTAGTTTACCCATCGACATCCTCCTCTGGTGCATACATGATAACTTCGGTGAGCATGTCTTCTACATCATCGTGACGTGGCTGTTCAATCAACTCTGGTTGATTATTAACAGTGCTATATATAGTGAGGTAGTCCAGAGCCTTGAGCAGATACTGCCCAGCCTGCGCTGTTAACGCAGGCTGGACGTAGTCATTCTGCTTGTCGAGTTCATCGACATATTTCTGTAACGGATTCTCCGTCATGCTTATATTCCTTTCGAGATGAGGGTAAGAGCTCTGCTCTTCACGCTATCTAATGAGCCAGATACTACACGTTCTGCTCGTGTTGCTTCTGACTTGTGGCTAAACCAATCAGCGTATTCCACGATTGCTTGGAACGCACCGAAGGCTGTGCCTTTGATGTTCTGTTGAGTGCCAGTCGCACCTTGGTAGATGTTCATCGCAGTGCCACGTGCTTCGATTGCCTTGTTATATCTACGCTTATCTCCAGTGGAGAGGGTGTAGTAAGGAACAGACTCAACTGCAGATGGTAGTGACCACATCTTCTTGAAGATGTCGGCTACTTGTCCGTCGTTGACAGTTGTATTTAACAACTGGTCTGCAACTAGTTCGTATGATTCGATACCAGTGTAGATAATATCTAGCATCTGGCGAAGGTCATTGACCTTGAGGTTAGCGTTAGTGGTGTGCTTCAAGGAATACTTTGTATCCTTGCGGAAGATACCACTGATTTGATTACTGCAGAACAGACGGTTCACCACTGGGCTAACACCCAGTGAGCATGACCCATCGTGAGAGGTTCGTGCTAGTAGGTAACCAGCATGAGGGTCGTTGGCAATCTGCACTTCTCTAGGAAGTGCCAGCATCATCCAGACTTGGGCTCCACCTTTGAGCTCACCCGCTGCTGCATATCTTGCTTCGCCTGATTCGACTAGTGCATCCAGCGCTGAGAACATCTCATCATTCTGGAATACTTTGTATCGTCCACCAACTGTTCCCAATACAGACTGAGTGCCGTCGTTATTGGTGCGGATGGTAGCGAATGTATTCGGAACTGTTAGACGGCTAACGCCATCGTTGTTTAATGCCAGTGCCTCGACATCAGCAAGTGAAACTTGCCAGTCAAGTCCTGCTTGAACTGCTGCATCGTGTGCTGATGTTGCTGTTACCTCTGAACCTGCAATGCTTCCTGCGAAGCGTCGGTTTGTTACTGTTGTCATATCATTTCCTTTCGTAGTTGGTTGGTTGTGAGAATATATTCTCATATACGGCTGTCAAAGTCAACAACTGCATCTGAGAGTCGGTCATAATAATGACCTTGATGGCAGATGATTCCGCTATCTTCAGCTCGTGCGAACCATGTTACATATGGGTCTGAGGTTCGCTTATGTGGTGTTGATTGTGTGTCTTCTGTCCATAGACAGAGGACGATGTAGCCAGATGAATCCCATGCTGGCTTGATATCTACGATGACCGCCCCATTCTTGCAGCGGTCACCACGACGTGGAACTAGGGTAAGTGTTGTCATTGTTATGCCTCCTGTAAGTAGTCGATACGAGTATCGTCGATAGACCATGTGTCTACCTCTGTGTTATCGCCATCGATATCCCAATCTGGGTCTGCACTGATGCCGATTTCCTCAGCGATATTGCGAGCATCATCTTCAGATTGTGCTGTTACCTTGAATGTTGCATACAGAGTGAATCGAACCTGCACTTCATACTCTTTAGTGAACACAAGTTCACTGCCGAATACCTCTTTGAGTATGTTGGACAGGTCACCGAATGAAATCTCTGCAGCCTCATCCAACTTATCCTCTTGGATAATGTCATTCAGTTGTGTGTATAAGTCACGAACCTTGTTGCGTTGGTCGTTGATTGTGTTACGTAGTCCTGCATTGATTGTTTGTGCTCCTTCAAGGTCGACACGTAGTTTGTCTGCCTCGCTGAGAGTTAGTATCTCTGGAAACGGAACTGCTTCTAGTGTTGGGTCAATCATTGTCATTTGGTTTTCCTTTCGGTTGGTGGTTTGTCTTGCCCTTATATATATGCATAGCTTTGCTATGCTATCTTTGATACGCATTATCCACAGCATGAGCCATCGGTAGTATCGGCACAGCATTCTGAACAGAATGGTTCGTTGTCCTTCATGCTATTCCGACATCCATATTCATCCATCGTGTTAGTGCATGAGTGTCCTTCGTATCCGAAGCACACTAGTTGAGCCAGTTCATCGGCTGTCATATCGTAGATATGTTTACTCATCTTCATCCTCCATGTCTTCTAGACGTATCGCTAGTTTGCTATCGAGTATGTAATTCAATACGGCATTATCGATACCTTCATATCCATCATCATCGATGGATACTGGTTGCCAACGGTCACGAATAATCCACGCCATGATTACTTCTCGTGTGAATGTAGTCTGGATTTCATAGTCTTCTTGCTCTGCAAGAATTGCTTCTATCGAATGCCAGATTGCTAGGTCGGTCATGGCGGAACGCCATCCATCTAGTGATAGGCGATAGGTTGTTAATGATTCAGATGCTTTACTTAGTAAAGCCACGCTGTCTTCTACTGTATTCATATCATCCTCATTTCTTTGCGATAGCAAAGCGAACATCTGCCTTGCCATCGATACATAGTCGGCATGTTGCACAAGCACTACCTTCGGTAGTGATTAGTGGAATGGAACCCAGATTCTCTGGGCATTTCGCACCCACCTTGCCTGTCAGACTGAGCATTGTTTCCTTTGCATCAGCAAAGGTGTCAGATAGATAGGCAACCTTTATCTTTACACCTTCGGTGCGAAGATAAACAGCGTTGGATTTATTCTCATCATCTGTGCTGAAATACAGCGAGAGATTGTCAATCCCATCCAGAATTCTGGCAGCGGATGGGACTCGTGTATATACCCAGAACTTAACGTCTGGATTGAGCATGATTACTGCTCGCCATGCTTTGGTATAGGTATCGGAGAAGAAATCCCCATCCCAATGGATGCGGAAGATTAGTTCGGCATCCTTTGCCTTGCATTCCAATCGGAATGAGGCAATCATATCGTCCAATAAATTGGACATGGTTTCTAGGTCTGCATCTTTCAGCAAGTTCCAGTTATGTAAGAGAGTATCTCTTACTGAGGGGAAGATACGTTCTAACTTTCCAGCGTAGCAAATCTTCTCGCATATACTGGTTGCATTAGGACATGAGTAGGACTTGCCACTTGGCAAGCCGAATGTGTTGGCTAACGCTGAGCGTTTACCGTTTGGTGTTGGTAAGTTAGTTATCTTTCGGTCGTTAGACCGTTTAAGTCCTGCCATTGTGGTGCTCCTTTCGGTTGGTTGGTTTGCTATATACGCACAGCTTCGCTGTGCTATCTTGAAATGCGGATTACTCGTGGTCGTAGTCACACCATGGTTCGAGATGATGACCTTCGACGATGGTATATGCAGGTGCTGTCGGATAGCCACGCCATGTAACTCCCTCTGGGAGATTGATACTCTTATGAGTATCACCTTCTGATACTGCATAGATTGCTTCGATACATGGTTCCACCATAGTAAGTGGAACTGGCGGATAGTGATTGCTTTGCAATTGGATTGCAATTGATTGCCGAATGTCAATGACATTTTCTGCTAGGTCTTGCGCTGTGTTACGTCCCATCATTCCTCCTTGAGTCCAGCGAAGTGTTCCACTTCGGCATAGTTGTCATCTTGTATCCAATCGCCAATCTCTTCAGCGATTTCAATCGCTTCCTCTTTACTGTCCGCTTCTACCTCTTGGTAGAAGAGGAACTTGCGTTCTTCAGTTACCATGTAACTAGCCATCTAGTGCCTCCTTATCTGCCTCGATTACACGTCGGGCAATAGCATCGAACTCAGCCAAGCCCCACCCAAATAACATTTGGGATAGGAGATTGACCGCTGCCTCTGGCAGTTCTTCTCTTACCGAGCCAATGACATCCGAAACCATGGTTTCGTAGCCTTCCTTGATGATGTCGCTAATCGCTGGCATGTTATAGTTCTCAGCACGAGCCATCTGGATGATGTCATCCCATGCTTCTCTGTCATTTTCTACTACCAATAGGTAGTCATCTACGAATTGCTGGTTCATTACAGTTCTCCTCTACTTTGTAGTTCGCCGAGTAAATCTACCCAAGCGGTGGACATGTTGTAGTGTTCAGTGTTGCAAAGAATGATTCCATTCTTTGATGCTGTGAATATATAGAGGCTCCCTGTTGGGGAGTTCTCCTCTTCTGAGTAATCGAATTGCACTAGCCATTGGTTCATCATTGCTCCTCTCGAATTGTTGTTGCCCAGTGTTCCTCATCTAATGCAGACTTATAGTCTGCTATCTTGATTGCGATTACATCCCATATGAGTGCCACCATAAGCACACCAAGGATGCCGAGAAGAATTCCTACGGCGAGGTAATCGCCCCAATAGAGTCCATAACCGTTCATTGCTTATCTCCAATCTCTGGCTCCGATTTGAAGCCGTCCCCCATATATACGCAAAGCTACGCTTTGCTATCTTGAGATGCGTAGCGCCCGCATCATGGCGCTATGTATCGGCTGCTAACAGTCCATCCGCATGCGGTTATCACCAATGGCTGTCAACTGTCAACTCGTGGCTACTAGTAGCCAACGCATACGCGGGTGCGCCCGCGTGTATGCATGTCATGTGTGGGGTGTGCGTGGTGTGTGTGTG